TTCGTGTCGTTTATGGCGACCGTCGCCAGTCCGGCCTACCCCATCAGGGGATACCGGGTGACGGCGCAGCCGACCGGCGGGACGTTAGCCGTTCCCGGCGAGATCTGCGCGTTCGACACCAAGGTCTTCTCGCCGGCCGCTGAGATCCGGTACAACAACCCGACGGCTACCGGGGTGGACGGCGCCTTCTTCAACGCCCCTCCGGGGACTGTCAAGGACACCATCGGGGAGATTCAGGAGATCGACGCACCCCCGGGCTTCAACCCGTTCCTGGTCAGGCCGGGTGAGGGTGTCGTGCTACGGCAGGACGTCGGGGCTGTCGGCCACTACTGGAACATCTCGATCTTGTGGCGGGAGCTGAAGGGCTGATGGCCAGCACCACAGCGCAGGTCTCGCTGACCGCAGCAACCACCGGCAACGGTGCGACAGTAGATTTCGGTACGGCCAAGCGGAACGTCACCATGGTGATCTTCGCTACCGGACTGGTTACCGGCGGGGTCATCTCGATAGAGGCTTCGCAGGATGCAGTGAACTGGGTAGCCATACGGTCTGTAGAGGCAGGCGCGAGGGTACGCAGCGTGGATATCACTTCGGGCGCCTACAGGTACTGGCGGGCCGTCGTAGCAGACACAGTCAAAGGGGGCGGAACAGCATCCGCCACCTTTATGGAGGCGGACTGATGAGCGAGATAAGCGACGTGGGGCGCATCCTGGACGAACTCACGGTGATGCGTGCCGAGAACCGGGAGACGCTGGTGGCCGTAACGCAGATACAAGAGCAGGTGAGGGATGTCCACGACCACGAGGCGAGGCTTCGGGTCATCGAACAGCTCCTGCCGAAGGACGCCCAGGTGCGGCTGACCGCCCTGGAGCGCTGGAGGTACGGCCTGCCGATCGCCGGCCTCACCGCTGTCGCATCGGCCGCCTTGTCGGCCTGGTCGGCGACGAGGGGGATCCAGTAATGGCGTGGCAGCAGCTCATCGGAATGATCGAAGAGGCCGCCGAGATCGACGCCCTCGACAGCGCCGGCACGCCGACGTCGTGTGTCGCCGACTACACCGCGCTGGAGCAGGGCCCCAACGGCAAGCTGGTCTGTCCGTGGTGCGGCCTGGTGTGGCCTGACGAGGCTTCGGCCTGGGGCACGTTGCCGGGAAGCTACTGACCGGGTATGATGGCCTCAGACTTGAAATCCTAGGTCAACAACTGAATACTCCATCAAAACCGGGGGTTCGATTCCCCCACCGCTCCCCGAAAGCAAGGACGAGGTAGATGGGTCGGATCGTATACTGCACGCGTGAGGCTGTGCAGGACGCGTTCGATGTGCGTGAGGCCGCCCACCGGTCCACCCAGATCGACGACGCCCTGCGAAGCGCCTCTGATGACGTCGATGGCTGGCTTAACCGCCACAAGCACGGTGTCGCTCCGACCCTGGCCACCCGCAAGTTCAACTGGCCTTCCCGCGACGGGCAGGCGTGGCGGCTGTGGCTCGACGAGAACGAGCTGGTCTCGGTCACTTCCCTGACGGCCGGCGGGACGGTCATCTCGCCCAGCAACTACTTCCTGGAGCCTGTCAACTCCGGCCCGCCCTACACGTACCTGGAACTCGACACCAGCTCGTCGGCGGCGTTCACCAACACCGGCACCTCGCAGCACGCCGTCGTGATCGTCGGCACCTGGGGCCTGAGCGACACCCAGCGTACGGCCGGCGCCCTCGCCGAAGCCCTGGACGCCTCTGAGACGGCCGTAGACGTCACCGACGCCTCTCTGGTCGGGGTGGGTGACGTTCTCCTCGTAGACAGCGAGCGGATGGCCGTCACGGACCGCTCAGCGCTTGCCACCGGACAGACCCTCGTCTCCGCGATGGCCATCCTGAAGGGCGACCAGGTAGTGGACGTCGCCGACGGCACCCAGCTTCACGTCGGCGAGATCCTGCTCATCGACTCCGAGCGCATGCGGATCGTCGACATCGCCGGCAACAACGCCACCGTCATCCGGGCGTACGACGGCAGCACCCTGGCTGCCCACAGCCTTGGTGCCGCCATCTACGCCCTGCGGACTCTCACCGTCCAGCGCGGCGTCCTCGGTACCACGGCGGCCACCCACCTCATCTCGACCGCCGTCACCCGCTGGGAGGTCCCCGACCTCATCCGCGACCTGTGCAAGGCCGAAACCATCACCCGGCTGGAGCAGGAGTTCTCGGCCTACGGCGCCCGCGTCTACTCGGATGAGGCCGAACGCGACTCCTCGGGCACCGACGTCGCCTCCGGCCGGGGCCTCACCGACCTCCGCAAGTCCTGCGCCCGCAGGTACAAGCGGAAGTTCAGGAAGCGGGCGATATGAGCGGAATCGGAGCGAACGACCTCGTCGACCGGATCGCCTCGCTGGCGTCCTCGACGGGCTTCTTCGACCGGGTCAACACCCACGAGCCGAAGAACAAGCCGGGCCGGGGCCTGACGTGCGCGGTGTGGATCGACCGGATCGAGCCGGGCCGGGGAAGGTCGAGCCTTACGGCGACGACCGCCCGGGTGGTCTTTAATGTCCGCATCTATACAAACATGCTCCAGAACCCGCAGGACTCCATCGATCCCAACATGATGGACGCCGCCGACGCTTTGTTCCTCGTCTACAGCAACGGCTTCGAGCTGGGCAGCCCGGAGCGGTTCATCGACCTGCTGGGCATCACCCAGGGTCACGAACTGTTCTGCCAGTCCGGCTACATCAACATCGACAACATGGTCTTCCGGGTGCTCACCTTCACCGTCCCGGTGATCGTGAACGACGCCTGGCCTCAGGCCGAGTAGGAGGAGTTCGTGCCCAAGCAGTCCGGGCTGGGCAACCAGCTCTTCATCGGCGGATACGACATCGGGGCCGACGTCAGCGACATCGGCAACATCTCGACACCCAGGGGTACCCTGCCGGCCACCGGCATCACCCAGTCCGCCAACGCCCGTATGTTCGGCATGCGGGACGCCTCGTGCGACTTCAACACCTTCTTCAACCCCACCGCCAACCAAGAGCACACCATCCTGAAGACGCTCCCGACGGTCGACACCCAGGTGATGTTCCAGGTCGGCCAGACTCTCGGGGGCGAGTCGTTCGCGATGCTCGCCAAGCAGGTCAACTACGACCCGCAGCGGGGGGACGACGGCTCCCTGAAGTTCGGGATCTCGTGCCCGTCCAACGGCTTCGGCGGCGACTGGGGCAGTCAGATGACCGCCGGCAAGCGCCAGGACACCACGGCCACCAATGGCGCCAGCGTCGACTTCACTACGGCCGCCAACCCGGCGTCCGCCGCCTTCGGCTTCCAGGCCTACCTCCAGGTGTTCAGCTTCACCGGCACCTCGGTGACCATCAAGCTCCAGGAGTCGTCCGACAACGCCGTAGGCGACCCGTTCGCCGACGTCACCGGAGGGGCTTTCACCGCGGTGACCGCGCTCGGGCACCAGCGGATCCAGTCGGCCTCCGACACGCTGTCGGTCGAACGCTACCTGCGGGTCGTCACCACCGGGACCTTCTCGGAGTGCACGTTCGCCGTAACCGTGACCCGCAACGACGCAGCGAGGGTGATCTGATGCCGGTCGAACCGCAGCACATGCAGACCTTCCAGGTCAGGGCGCCCCGCGACGCCTATCGTGTCGGAACGTGCGAAGAAGCCGAGTGCGATCAGTACGCCCGGGGCTGGAAGATGCAGATCGACCTCCAGTCCGAACTCGGCCAGAAGCAGGCGTACTACATCAAGCACCAGTCCGGCCGCAGCTTCACCCACGAAGTCCTGCCGTCGGGCCTGGTCGAGCTGGTCTTCAAGGGCGGCCAGCCGTGCTTCCGAGAGCACAAGATCCGTAACGACGTCCCGGACACCTTCCTCGTCAAGGGAGGGGATGCCCGGGGTAACCCTCTGAAGACACCGACGAGGGTCCACAAGCGGCCGGAGTTCTGGGTGGAAGAGTTCGCCCAGAACCAGGCCCGCATCGCCGAAGTACACCAGAGGGGATAGGACATGGCCAAGCAGTCCGGCCTCGCGTGGACCACGCTGTCGGTAGACGACAGCGGCGGGACTCCGCGAGACATCCGCAACGACATCACCAACTTCGAGTTCGCCACGCCGCGAGCCGTCCAGGAGACCACGGGCATCGACAAGTCCGCGATCGAGCGGCTGCTGCTCCTGGCCGACTTCTCGATGACGCTCAACGGCATCGCGAACTTCACCGCCACCACGTCGGCTCACGCCGTCCTGAAGACCGTCTCGTCCACCTCGGTCCAGCGGACAGTCTCGATCGGCATCGGCGGCCAGACCCTGGCCTGCGAGTGCCTGATCACCGACTACAACCTGACGCGGTCCGATTCGGGCGAGCTGACCTGGCAGGCGCCGATCGTCCTGGCCGACGGCAACGTTCCGACCTGGTCGTAAGGAGTAGTCGTGGCGCGAAGAGTGGATCTCCTGAGCCTCGGTACCGAGATGCGGTTCTCGGGTCCGCTCTTCGACGCGCGCGGCCGGCGGCTGTTCCGGCGATTCAGGGAGCAACTGGAGGAAGAGGCCGCCGACTTCGTCCTGACGCACGTCAAGGACACGTACCATACACACTTCAAGCACCCGACGGGCTACTACGAGTCCCACGTCCGGGTCAAGAACACCACATCCGGCCCTGAGGTCTGGGACGGCGGGGAGTTCGGCCCGGTTT